TGAACCAATTTATCAAGATGATAATGAAGATTCAACTCAAGACATGGGGTACTAAACAATGGCAGAACAATATTTCAGTTACGTTCCCAATTTTGAGTATGTCAGTCGTCTGACTGATGCTAAAAAGATCAGTGATTATGTTGAGGTCAAGAATCTCTTCAAGAGAGGAATCATCAGACCTGACATTTTTCAGGATTTGGCGTATTTCAACAAATACAAGATTATTGGCAATGAGAGACCAGATGAGGTTGCCAAGAAAGTCTATGATGAAGAAAAACTTGATTGGTTGGTTCTTCTTGCCAACAATGTTATCAATCAAGTCGAAGAGTGGCCTCTGGATCAACAGTCATTTCAGAACTATTTGATCTCAAAGTATGGATCTGAAGAAAACATCTATGCAGTCCATCATTACGAAAGTGACGAAATTCAGGATTCTACGGGAAAAGTAGTATTTCCTGGAAAATTGGAAGTTCCCCAAGATATCTCAATTACCTACTATGACAGTGGATTGGGAACTGAGCGAGTTTCTTCCAGTTTCACCTATGCAGTCACAAACTACGATTATGAGGAAAAGATCCAAAATAACCGTAGAAACATCTATATCCTAAAAAGAGAATATGTTGGATTGATCCTGGATGACCTTGAAAGGATTATGCCTTATCAACAGGGATCAACACAATATATCTCCCCTAGCGTAACTAGAGGAGATAACATCAGACTCTATAATTGAAAAGAGTAATACGCGAGAAAAACTGCCAGAAAAAAATTTGGACCTTTTTTGAAATCAAAGGTCCATTTTCCCTCAGGAGTCAGCCAACTTAGCGAAGTAACTCAGAGCGTCATCCTCATCAGCGTCAGCCAGTGAGGTCTGTGGGACACCGTAGTCAGCGTCGTCCTCAACCTCAACCTTCTTCTCAAAGGTAGGTTGATAAGAACGCTCTTCCAGTTCAGCAGGTGTCACTTCCTGACGAACAGGTGCATTGACGTTGCGGTTCAGGACAGCGTTCAGACGCTTTTCAAGTTCATCATAGGACTTGAAGTTGGATGGATCAGTGAAAGCAGTCAGAGAGTACTCTTTATTCCAGAGAGCTTCCAATGCTTCGTCATCATCCAGGAGAGCACCAACCTTAGCGAACTCACTGGAATCATAGTTCCAATAACCAGCAACCTTTTTGATCTTCAGTTTGAAGTTGGCACCTTGCCAGAAGTCAAAGGGGTTGATGGGAGTTTCATCCTCAAATTCAGGTTGCATGGCTTCCATGATCTTATCAAAGATCTTCTTACCAAACTTGAAGAGGAAAACCTTACCCTCATTCTGAGGATTAGCAGGATCCTTCACGACATAGATGTTGCTGTAGTAAGAAAGCTTTCGCTTCTGCTTACGGGCAATCTCTTTGTCGGAATCCAGACCAGAGTTCCAGAGTTCACGATTGTAATCTGCCAGTGGGTCCTTTTGACCCAGAGTGGTCAGAGAGTTTTCAATATACCAGCCACCAGGACCTTGGAAGGCATGACTCCACACCTTTGCCCAAGGAAGATCCTCACCATTTGGAGCGGGGAGGAAACGAATTACTGCATATCCATTACCAGTTTTATCCATTTCTGGTTTCCAGAGACGTTCGTCTGCACCTGACGAACCACTGGGGTTGTTAGTCTTCTCGACCTCCTTGACCAGTTTTGCGGTCAGAGAACCGAGAGATGATTGTTTTTTGAGATTAGAAAACGACATGTGTGTACCTATTAGTTAAGATTTGGCCTTTGTGTATTTCATTATGTCACAAAGGTTAGGACCTCTCAATGGATCCTTTCATTTCGTCCAGAACTTTAGTCATATTGTTGAAGACATAAGCAATGTCTACATCAGGAGGGAACCCAAGGTCTTGTGCAGACCTCATGATGTTCTCCTTCATACTCTTAGCTTCTGGATCATCAGACAAACTCATTCTCGTATAGAGAACTTGTTGTTTCTTGAGGAGATCACTCAGCAACTCAACGTGCTTCATCTTCTCCTCTTTATCCATGGAAGGGAATTTGAATACCATTCCATAGATTTCCTCTTGAAGTCTTGCAATGTCTTCCATCTCTTGTTGAACGATGTCAGACTCAAAAAATGTCATTTTGTTAATACGACCTCCTTAAGGATCTTTTTATAATGAAATACATCGATATTTAGAAAGGGAGAATACTTCTCCATTCGCATCGAGAGGAATTCCCACACGGGATCTTGGAGTTTCTTATCGAAGTTCTTCTTGAACCCTAAGATCTTTTCCAACAGAACCAATGTCTCAAGTGAAACATTATCCTGAAGGTGTTCCCTTATTATATCAGGATGTTTTGTTCCTTCAATAGAAAATATGGAATCAAAATTCTTTCCATCGAAGAGTGTTTCCGTTTCAGATTTGAAGTGATAAGAAAGAGATTGTATCTTCTTCTTCCAATCTGTGAAGTTTGTTTCTCCTGTCTTGATCATCTCTCCAATCCAGAGAGTTTGTGGATCAACACAGGATACGAAGTTAGCTACAAAGAAATCAACAACTTCCTTATCATCTTTTTGGCGGCTCAGTTTCTCAAACCAAAACCTATCCTTTCTCTTGTAGAAAGAATTGATTGTGGCTCGTGACTTACCACAGTATTTGTGATAGTCATACTTTGCCTTCGTAAAGTGATTCTTGAGTCCTAGATATGCTTTGTAGGTTTCAAAAGGTGTCACTTTAGGAATCATAAAGGAAGTTTAGCATGAGATGTACGACGAAGCAGATTCAACTCCATGGCTTCTGCTTTCAGTTTCTCCTTCAAAGGTTTGGAGATCAATTTGGGAATGGATTCCACTTCGATATTGTTCTTCTCACAGAAATGTACAATGGCATCAATATAACTCATCCCACCTTCAGAGTGAGCAATCTTTTCAATCTCTTCTGTGAACCTCTTAGAACAATAGAATTTGTTCTCTAGGAGTTCCTCTAGGTTTTGCTCTTCTGCTTCAGGCATATTCTTGTAACTTGGATTCAAGATACTCTCTATGATATTTTTGGAGAAGCTTGATGTACTTTCCTTTGTCTCGCTCTTCATAAACCACGCACTCTCCGTCCTCACAGGACATGATAATAACAAACTTCTTAACCATTATACCAGTTAATTCAAATAACATACAGGCATAAGCTGCACATTGAATGAAATAATCATCAATCCACTCACGAGGCTTGGGTTTCTTTGAAGTCTTGAAGTCAATGATGGCGAGTTCACCATCAAACTCAGCAATACAATCTACAGTTCCAGCCAATCCCAACTCCAAACCATAAAGAGGAGCTTCAATGGCATGAATCTTATCAATACGATTCAGAGTTGGCTTTGCTTGTTTGAACAGGAATTGAGATAGAGGTTGAACCTCAGGAAGTTCTTGATTGAGAAGATAGTTCTCAGTCAAGGTGTGCATATCAGTTCCACGACTGGTTGCAGCCTTGGTAATCTTATTTGCTTCATCTTCACCAACACGCTCTCTCCAACCTTTGAAGAAATCTCTCTTAATCCAGGAGATAACAGAGGTAATTGATGGTAACTTCTCCCCACTGGGGGTGTCATAATAACGAGTTCCATCAATCAACACCCTACTGAGTGTGGGGATCTCAATGTTTACATGTTCAAAGGTCATAAACCGAGTTGTAATTTAGCCATGATGTATTCCTTCACCAAACCACTTCTGCAGATGTCCTCTGCTTGGAACTCAACAACATCAAAGGAAGGCATTGCTTGGATAATTCTCATGAAGTCCATGATGCCTGTCTTTTCTGTCTGCTTTACCAAGTCTGTTTGAGTTGCGTCACCACAGAACATGATCTTGGAATCAATACCAATTCTGGTAATGATGGAATCCAATTCGTGGAAGTTCAAGTTTTGGAACTCATCAACAATGATGATAGCATTGTCGAAGGTGGTTCCACGAATGAATGAGGTACTCCAGAAACTAATCGTTCCTTGTGCCTTCAGGTTATTATACAACATTTCGAATGCCGCGTCATCTGGCATTTCGAACATGTACTTCACCATATTCTTGTAGGGAATCTGATAGAGTGAAGATTTGTCTTCATGATCACCAGGAAGAAAACCAATTTCACGGGTAGCGACAAGAGACCTAACGATATAAATTTTTTCGTAAGGGGACTTGGGATCCAGAACTTCTTTGATTGCATTGTAGAGTGTGATAAATGTCTTACCCGTTCCAGCACAACCATAAGCAACCAGGTTTTTATCTAACTTATAACTCTCAAAATACTTCTCCTGGTTTTCAGTAAGCGGTTCAATCTTCTTCATGTAGTCAAGATTGATTGGCTTCTTTCTCTTCATTGTTTTATTACTCATACCGAAAGGGACAGGGTTGGTTGTGATACCTGCTTTTGCTTTTCTTGGCATTGATTAGTCGTAGTGTTTGAGTGTACTTCCTGGTTGTTTCTTTGCCTTACTGATTACATCTTTCCATCCTGGGTGTTTGGTGTACATCTTACTGAAAGGATCACCCATCTCGACACCAAGACAAGGTGCATTGTCTGGAGTGTAATAACGCTCCCAATTAGGATTATCAACTAACCATTGATCCCAGTCGTGAATACTCATCACAACTTCTTTGGTTTCACCAGTTTCTTTGTTTTTTACTGGGTACGTCGCCATAATAATTCCTCCAGGTTTTCTATTTAGTTTCTCCCCAAGCAGCCTCAGCAATCACTGGGAACTGTTCGGTAAAGATACGCTTACACTCAAGGGCGATGTCCATGTGTTCCCTCTGAGTTCCATTGGCAGATCTCAGGTCAATATAGTGCAACCAGGAACGGAGAGAGCCAGACATATAAAGACGAGTGGGACAAGCAAGAGGTAAAACAAACCTAGCACACTCTTTAGCAATTCCATCATCCAACATCTCCTGATAAAGTTTCATCGACTGGTCGAAATGATCCTTCATCTTGAGACGATAATGATGAATCAATTCGGGATCCACATCATCAATAGAGTTTTGACGATTCTTGGTGTCTTGGCGTCGCAGTTCTGGAATGGGGATCGTCTCTGAGAGTAGGGAAGAATCAGCATAGCGTTGAGAAAACTCTTGATAGGTGAAGGATCTATGACGAAGAATCTGAGCTGCCAGACCCCTGGTGGTTTCAATCTCCAAAGTCATGAATGCCTGCTCAAAGATGCTCCAATGCTTATGTTTGATGCA